TCCAGAATAAGAAACACTGTTCGCGAATTAAATGCATTAACAGATAGAGATCTCTCTGACATTGGTCTAGCACGTTGTGATATTCCACGCGTTGCCAGAGAGACTAGATCGGTAACTATCATATGATAAGCGCTTTAACTCATTTAATAAATGGCATCACATCTTTTTTTGATTCAGCTTTTGAATCAGAAGAGCAAAAGTATCGCCGTAATATGGTTAAATTTCTTAACCAGGCAACAGATCGCATTCATCTAGAATTTTTAGAAAGAGAATGGGAAAAGAATTACGGGAGACATTTCTGATGTGGCCTTATACGAGCGATGAGCTTATTATAATCAACGAAGGTTGTAAGTAATTGGAAGGGGCTACGGCCCCTTCTTTCATAAATAACTATATGAAAACATTTAAGCAGTTCTTAGAAAATTTTATGGACGGTAAACACCCAGAAGATAAGGGTGACATGGCTCGTCATCATCTTAAAGGCAAGTCTACTGCTGAATTAAAAAAAGTACGTTCATCAAAGACTGCTTCACCAAGAGCAAAACAACTTGCTCATTGGTATTTAAATATGCATAAAAAACATTGATTTAGTTTATAAACTCTCATATAATATAGAGTATGAACAAATACAATCGTTCAATTATTCGAAAACAAATTTTAGAGTATGCTCCTAAGATGCAACCTTTGCTTCCTCCATTAGATGCGCATCCTAATGGTAGAGGAGCAATACCGCATATGTATAGTGTACTTGAAGGTGTATTCGGTTGCAAACTTGCAGAAGTAAGAGATGTTAGACTTAATGATGCTCTTGCAATTTTAAAATATACAATGGATAATGCTACTAAGATGCGTATAATGTCCCCTTTACGTGAGATGTATGCACCAGAACCTGAGCCTCTGAAACCTATAACATTGGATATATTCTTTGAGTAAATTTTACACATCAGTAGCTCTTTACCGTAATGACATATTGCTTCGTGGTTATGAAGACGGTCAGCGTGTACAACATACAATTCCATGTAAACCTTATATGTTTGTACATTCAAAGAATGCTAACTCTACCTACCGCAATCTTAAAGGTAAACAAGTAGATAAACTTGATTTCGAAAATCCTTCTGCTGCACGTGATTTTGTTAAACGTTATTCAGGAGTTGAAGGGTTTGAGATATACGGGTTTACAAATTATGTTTATACGTTTATTAATGACTATTATTCTGGTGAGATTGATTATGATCCAAAGCTAGTATCTAAGATTAATATCGATATCGAAGTCGCGGCTGATCAAGGGTTCCCTGATATTCAAACAGCTAATAAAGAAATTACTGCAATTACAATGAAAAAGAATGATATCTATATTGTTCTTGGTTGTGGTGAATTTGTTAATAATAATGATAAAGTTAAATATATTCACTGTAAGGATGAAGCAGAACTTCTAATGAAGTTTCTTGATGTATGGCGTAGCAAATGGTTTTCACCGGATATTATTACCGGTTGGAACGTTGAATTTTTTGATATACCTTACATTGTTAACCGCATTAAACGTGTACTAGGGGAACAGTGGGCTAAAAAGCTCTCCCCATGGAATCTTTTAGAAGAACGTACCGTTACTATTGCTGGTAGAGCTAACCAAGTATATGTACCAGTTGGTATTGCAATCCTTGATTATATGCAGATGTATAAGAAGTTTACTTTTACTATGCAAGAATCTTACCGTCTTGACCACATTGCAAATATTGAATTAGGTGAGCGTAAATTAGATTACTCTGAATATGATAGTTTGTTTGACCTTTATAAGAAAAACTATCAGCTATTCATTGAGTATAATATTAAGGACGTTGATCTTGTTGATCGTCTAGATGAAAAGTTAAAGTTAATTGAGCAGGTATTTGCTATCGCATATGATGCCAAGGTAAACTATCAAGACACATTTACATCTGTGCGTATGTGGGATGTGATTATTCATAACTACCTTTTAAGTCAAAACATTGTGGTACCTCAGTTAAAGATAACTGAGAAGGAAAGACAGATTATTGGTGCATATGTTAAAGACCCTCAAGTAGGTATGCATAAATGGGTAGTATCGTTTGACTTAAACTCCCTTTATCCTCATCTTATGATGCAATATAATATTTCACCAGAAACCTATGTCGGTCATGTTTCTGCTATTAATGGTGATGATGGTGTTCAAAAAATACTAGATGGATATCTTGATGAACCTTCTGTTCGTAATCAGCTTATTTCTTCCAACGTTACTTGTGCCGCTAGTGGCTGTATGTTTGATAAAGATTATCAAGGTTTTCTTCCCAAGTTAATGCAGAAGATGTATGACGATCGAGTTGTATATAAAAAACGAATGATTGAGGCTAAGAAAGAGCACGAACTAAATCCTTCAGAAGCAACCGAGAAAGCAATTGCACAGAATCATAACATGCAGCTTGCAAAAAAGATTCAGCTTAACTCAGCATATGGTGCATTGTCAAACGCTTATTTCCGTTGGTTTGATAATAAGCTAGCAGAATCTATTACTCTTTCAGGTCAGCTCTCTATTAAATGGATGGAAAGAGAAATTAACAAATACCTAAACAAACTATTTAAAACAAAGGATAAAGACTATGTCATTGCTTGTGATACAGACTCTATGTATATTACGCTTGACGACTTGGTCAATCAATGCGGTCTTGAGGATAGACCGACTGCAGAAGTTGTCACCTTCCTTGATAAGGTCTGTGAAGATAAGCTTGAACCGTTTATTGATAAATGTTATCAACAGCTTTCTGAATATGTCAATGCCTACGAACAAAAAATGAAGATGAAGCGAGAAGCTATCGCTAACAAAGGTATATGGACTGCTAAGAAGAGATATATTCTCAATGTGTGGAACAACGAAGGTGTGTCTTATGCAGAACCTAAACTAAAGATGATGGGTATCGAAGCTGTTCGTTCTTCTACACCTGCAGCATGTCGTGCTAACATTAAAAAAGCAATTAATATTATTATGAATAAAACTGAAGATGAAACAATTGAGTTTATTCATAAATTTCGTGTTGAGTTTGGTCAATTGCCTTTTGAAGAAGTAGCATTTCCAAGAGGATGTAAAGGTTTATCTGAATATTCCGATCTTAATAGTATTTACAGAAAAGGTACTCCTATTCATGTAAGAGCAGCTTTACTGTATAATTACATGCTTAAGCAGAAAAAATTAGATCAGAGATTTCCTTTAATTAATGAAGGGGATAAGCTTAAATTCTGTTATATGAAATTGCCTAACCCAACACGTGAAAATGTTTTTGCATGCCCTGGCACACTACCAAGACAGCTTGGCATGGATCAATTTATTGATTATGATACACAATATGATAAATCATTTGTAGAGCCTCTTAAAACTATTTTGGATGCAATTGGTTGGCAGATTGAAAAGAAAACTACATTAGAAAGTTTCTTTTCATGAGACCTATTTGTATTCAATGCGGTGAAGAACGCGATTACATTAATTGTAAAGAAATAGATTGCCTTCAAGCATTCTGGAATAATAATGAAAAAGGACATAAAAATATGGCTATTAATAACACATTAAGCGGATTTGATTTTGGATTTTCTGCAGTAACTGAGCATGAATTAAAGCAACAAGAAAAACAACAAATAGATAATCTTTCTAAGCAAGCAGAAGCTTTAGCTTCCACTTCATTTACAGCTCAAGAAAAATTAGATTCTTTATACAAAATGATTATTCCTTTAATTGATAATTTATCTAAAGATCCAGAAAAAGAATATATTCTTTGGCCTGGTCGTGATAAAAAATTAGCAGAATTTAAAGCTAAAATTATTGCTCTAGTAAATGATTAATTATCTAGTATTACTTACTGCACTTAGTATTTCTGGAGTATCAGCTTATTACTCAATAATAGGCCTTACTGCTGTATTTGCTGGAGCTTACTGGCCAGTTGTTGTAATGGGCTCTACTTTAGAGTTTGCTAAAATAATTACTACATCATGGCTTCATAGAAATTGGAAAACTATTCCTTTTCTATTGAAAACTTATTTGACTTTAGCTATAATTATTTTAATGATTATTAGCAGTATGGGTATTTTTGGATTTTTATCTAAGGCTCATATAGAACAAGGGTTACAAATTAGTACTGGTGATGCAGATCAGATTTCTATTGTTCAAACAAAAATAGATAACGAACAATCTACTATAGAAGATTTAAATAAACAAATCTCACAGATAGACGCAGCTGTTACGAAAATGACCGATAAAGGTCAAGCACAAAGCTCCTTACAAGCAGCAGATAAACAAAGAAAGCTTAGAGATGATCTCACGAAACAAAAGACTCAACATGTGGAAACCTTATCAAAATTCAAGGAAGAGAGAATTAAACTTGAGTCGAGTGTTAAAAAGATCGAAGCCGAAGTTGGCCCAATTAAGTACATTGCAGCAGCCATATACGGATCCTCAGGACCTGATACTCTTGAATTGGCTGTGCGTTGGGTCATTATCCTCCTTGTTGTTGTTTTTGATCCTCTTGCTATTGTCTTGCTATTGGCAGCTAATCATGGAATTAGTATAAGTCAAAAAAAAACCTTGCAGGATTTAAATAAAAATAGTATATTAGTTATTGATTCAGATAAAGTTTTACAACCATCTAAAGAAAGTTTGATTGGATTTATTATGTCACTTATTAATCGTTTAATTAAGAATTCAACAGTTAAAGATACTTCACTTCTTACTGAAAGCAAAGTTTATGGTAAGAAAGATATGATTACAACTAGCGTTCCAATGGTGAACGTAGCACTCTCTGGCCGTGTTGATGGAGGTCTTACCCCAGGACTTACAGTATTAGCTGGTCCATCAAAGCACTTCAAGTCTGCCTTTTCTCTCCTTATGGCATCGGCTTACATGAAGCAATATCCAGAGAGTGTACTTTTATTCTATGATTCAGAGTTTGGTACACCACAATCATATTTTGAATCTTTTGGTATCGATATGGAACGTGTTATCCATACACCAATTACTGATATTGAAGAACTTAAATTTGATATTATGAAGCAATTAACTGAAATTAGCCGTACAGATAAGGTTGTTATGGTTATCGACTCAGTAGGCAATTTAGCTTCAAAGAAAGAAGTTGAAGATGCAGAGAATCAAAAGTCAGTAGCGGATATGTCTCGAGCAAAGTCATTAAAGTCTTTGTTCCGTATGGTGACACCGCATTTGACATTGAAGGATATTCCTTTAATCGTTGTAAATCATACCTATAAGGAAATAGGTTTGTATCCTAAGGATATTGTTGGCGGTGGTACTGGTATCTATTATTCTGCCGATACAATTTGGATTCTTGGTCGCCAACAAGATAAAGACTCAGATGGTATTCAAGGATATCATTTTATTATTAATGTAGAGAAATCTCGCTATGTCAAAGAAAAATCTAAAATTCCAATTACAGTATCTTATGAAGGTGGTATCAAACGCTGGTCTGGTATGCTTGATTTGGCTATCGAAGGTGGGTATGTGGTTAAACCATCAAATGGATGGTATCAGCTCGTTGATCGCACAACAGGTGAAGTATCTGGGACCAAGATGAGAGCAGATGCAATAGAAGATAATAAAGATGTTTGGAAGCAAATTCTTTCTACAACTGACTTTGCAGACTTTATTAAAAATAAGTACACACTTGCATCAGGTTCATTAGTGCATCAAGATGATGATGTTGTGGAAATTGATGATGAGTAATACTAGTATTTTTGATTCAGATGAAATGAAAGAGCTTCAAAGAGTATATCAAGAAGCACGTGACGAGTATGATAAGGATACCGAAGCATATTGGGAATCTTTG